CTCTTAGAGAGTCTATTGGTTTTGTTGGGGGTACTAGGCTTCAGGAAGATATGTTAAACTATCTTATCCTAATCCCTTATATACGAGAGTATCTAGAGAAACATTTGGGTAAAACCAAAATGCCTTTTAGACGACTCTCAGTAATTAAGGATAAGGAAGGGAAGAATCGCGAAATAGCTATATTAGATTACTATTCGCAGGCGGCTTTAGAGCCTCTGCATAAGTATCTTTTTAAGTTATTAGCGAGAATATCCCAAGATTGTACCTTTGACCATGGATCAAAGTTAGATACCCTGACCTGTACTCCTGGATCTCGGTTTCATAGCATAGATTTATCTAGTGCTACTGACCGGTTTCCGATTGAGTTGCAGGCAGCTATCTTAACTGAGATGTTTGGTAAAGAGTATGCCGAGCATTGGGAGAACATAATGGTAGGTTATCCATTCGAGTACCGAGGAAAAGAAATTTCTTACATCCGAGGTAATCCGATGGGAGCCTACTCATCATGGGCTACCTTTGCATTGGCGCACCACTTCGTGGTTTACTTGGCCTGTAAACAGGTTAAGGTGAACTGGAAGCGGTGTCCCTATATGATGTTAGGCGACGATATCGTCATTGCTGATGATAAAGTTGCTGAAGCATATATGGGGTTACTCCAAAGGTTCGACGTTCCATTCAGCAAGGAAAAGAGTCATCAAAGTCCCTATTTGTTCGAATTCGCAAAGCGATTCGTTCATTGTGGTACAGAGATTTCTCCATTTCCTCTGGGAGGGCTCTTCGAAAATAGAAACAACTGGCTTTTAGCCATTGGAACTATTCTAGAAGAGTCTCACCGGAAGCGGTGGAATCCACGTATAGACATATTCGACTGTGCTCTCGGATATCTTAGATCAATCGGTTATAACAAGGATTTTATCCTTCGTCATTCCCGAAATATCGAGATAATCCTTATGATACGGTCCTCCTTTGCCGGTAAAGAGTCTATGGCGAACGCCTTGCGGCGGACGGCATTTCTCCTATACGGGAAAGACTTCGAAGACTTAGTAGGTTTCTTTAGTGATCAATTTGTCACTTCAGTTGTCCTTATTAAGGCCTTCCAAAGAATCTTTCGAGAACAAGTATCAAGAATAACAGATGCTAAGAACACTAAACCCTTGGGCGTAATTGCCGAAGATTTAGTTATTATTATAACATCATTATTCGAGCAGGTCGAAGACCCGTTTCTTTT